AAGGTTGAATTTCTTTGTATATCCATCTATCGTTCATCCAAACAATATTTGAATCTCTTTTCTTTTGTAAATCTTTTATTTCGTCTTTTGTAAGAGGTTGTTTCTCTAAATCTCTATCTCTACCATATCCTCCTGTGATAGCCATAATTTCTCTGTTTTTTTCTGCTTTACCATATTGCACAATCATATCGCAGATTCTTGGGGGTATCACAGATTTAAAATACCAATAGTAATTAGATATATTCATAGGTTACAGTTAATATTACGTTAAGTTGTTTTGATTTATTGGCCGTAAAAAAATATTTTTGCGTTGATGGAAATAAATAAAAATAATTGTTTTTGATTGGCACATGCCAAGTTCTACCTTTTCTTCTGTTATTATCATACTCAATAACAAGTTCAGAGGATTTTTCTCCACAGTCTACAATGTAAATTAATGTGTAATCAGCTGAATGTCTTAAATCTACAGGGTCAACATTATTCCTACACAGTGAAACTTCAGATGGGGCATATACATTACCAAAAACAATTTTGCCAACTAAACTTCGTTTATACTTTTCATTAAAATGATCTCTTATGTAATCTAACAACCATTGTATTTTTTGAGAAAAATCTATTGTATAGTCGTTGTAAGAAAAATCTTTTTTATTATTACTAGTTCTATTTTTATTTAAGTAAGAAGATACAATACTATTTTTTATTTCCTTACGATCTATTTCAAAACCTTTAGGAGTTTTTACTTCTCCGTGAACTAAACTGATTTCAGATAACACCACCTTATCCATAAATTATTATGATAGTTTATTCGACAACTCCCAAGTTTGTCCAGACTCATTCCAATCGTGTCCCCAAAGATGAGTTCCAGCTTCGTTTTGTGATTGTTGCTCTGCAGTTAGTGCAGGGGCATCACCAACTGGTGAGTGCCATTGTGCATCAGATGTGTCTTTAATCCAAGATGCGTAAGGTTTTGGTGGCCAAAAAATATCGTTATCTTCATCATAAGTAAAACCTATACCTGCATAATTACCTCTAAGTGCTTTAGAAGCATCACCTGATGAGTGAGTATTTCCTGATGTATTGTATGATGTTTGTTTCCAAAGAGGCCAGTTGTGGATTCTTTCCAAAAACTGTCTACCTACTTCTTCATCTTCAATACCATTAGAGTTGAGTAAGTCTTTGTTATCCACTACGTGAACTCCAATAACTTTACTGTTTATACCTAGCTTTGCAAAATGTGCCATAATGTTCTCCTTATATATTATTTGTTAATTCATTTCAACTATTGAAATTTATATCTAATTAATACTATACCTGATCCACCACTAGATCCTTGACATGTACCGCCTGGAGTTGATGTTCTTCCACCTCCACCACCACCCATATTTGTGGCTCCAGCTGTTGAAGCTCTACATGATGCTCCACTAGGACTTGGCATATAGTTTGGTGTTCCACCATTTCCACCTCCACCTACTCCACCACCATTCATTTCAGGTATTGGTCCACCAGCGTAACCGCCAGCACCGCCACCTCCGCCACCACCACCTGCGAAATATCTTGCACCACTAACTGGACCAGGCTCACCATAACTAGGAGCTGTAGGTCCTATCATTCCATCTGCAATATAACTACCAGCACCACCAAATCCTCCTGCTGCATCTGTTAAACTATAAGCAGTTCCACCAGCAGTACCTGATACTGTACTATCTCTAGCTTGACCACCAACTGCGCCGGCACCACCACCACCGCCACCACCAGAAGATATTGCTCCTCTGTGAAAACCTGCACCTCCGTTATTTCCTTGAGAGGGAGAAACGGGAGGAGTGTTACCATTTGAACCTGGAGTAAATAAAGCTGGTGCAGGTGTAGGTGCCGAATTAGGTTGACCTGGAGCAGGTGTTCCACCTCCTCCGCCTGATCCACCTGTTCCTGCTGCTGTAGTTACACCATAAGGTTCACCACCGCCACCACCTGCAGACGTAATTGTATCAAAAACTGAACTTCCACCTTGAGCACCTGTTCCTGGAGAAGCAGTTCCTGCTCCACCTGCACCAACTGATATTGGGTAAGTTTGAACAGATACTGTTCTGCCTGAAGAATTTGCTAAAGGTGAAGTTGCTGGAGCTGGCATACATAAATCATTAGATAATCTAAATCCACCAGCACCTCCACCACCACCTGAAGATTTACCGCCACCGCCTCCACCAGCTACTACTAAATAATCTACTGTATTATCGGCAGCAACACATGCTGCAGTTGTTACTGCAAAACATCCGTCCCCTGTAAAAATGTGTGTTTTAAAATTACCACAAGTTACAATAGCGTTTCCTCCTGTTGCAACAATAAATCCTGGAGAACCTGTTGTGTTTGAAGTAGAATCATGAATATCCTGCCAACCTTTTGTTGCATCAACATAAATTAAAGTTACAGATTGACCTTCTGTGGTTAAATTAGCACAATCAGTGCTTCCGTTTATTTTAGAACCATTTCTTGCTAAGATAACTTTATTAGAATCCCATGTTCCACCATAATCTTTTAATGCTACGATATCTCCAGCAGATGGAGAAGCTGGAAGTGTTACAGTAATCTGACCACTTGTAGTGTTTATAAAATAACCATTACCTGAAGCTACAGTTAAAGGACCTGTTTTTGCAGTCGTACACCAGTCAACTGTTCCTGTTCGACCAAATCCACTTTGTGTAGCACCGCAGGCTAAAGTTACAGCTGTGCAAGCGCCACCTAATGTAAGTGTGCTTCCTGATCTTTTTTCTATTTTATCTACTTTAATTGTACTCATTATTGAAATTTATACCTTATTATTACTATACCTGAACCACCAGTTCCTCCATTAGGAGTTCCACAAGTAGAGTATTGACCTGCTCCACCACCTGTATTGGCTGCTCCATTTCTTTCAACTCCTGGTGATGGTCTAGGATTACCTGTTCCCCAACCTGCACCACCTCCACCATAACCTCCTGGTGCGTAAGCTGGATTTGGATTAGAAGAAGAATAAATACTTCCACCGCCTCCTCCTGCATAATATCTTAAAGCTCCATCTGGACCTGGTGTTCCTGTTGCTGGATTAATTGCTGTTCCTGCACCAACTCCACCTGGACCACCTCTACAGTTAGCAGAGCTTCCACCAGAGCCACCTGCACCACCACCTGCGCCTGCACCTAATTGTGGATAGTTTGGAGATCCAACACTACCATTATTTCCTTGAGAAGGACTAACTGGGGGAGTGTTACCTGAACCTGCTGAACTTGTACCATCTCCACCGCCACCACCTCCTGAACCTCCAGGTTTTCCTGCTTTTGTTGGGTGAGCACCACCTTTACCTCCACCTGTTGAGGTAATAGTTGAGAAAACTGATGGTGAACCATTACAAGGCACAGAACAATAACTACCAGGTCCTGCTGAAGCACCTGCACCTACTGTTACTGGAGTAGTTGATCCTGCTGTTACAGTTAAAGCTGAACAAGGAGTCGCTGCTAAAGGTGAAGCGGTATAAGGGTCAGTTGATAATTTACCCTCTCTAAAACCACCTGCTCCTCCGCCTCCAGCAATATAATTAGGAGCCGCGCCACCACCTGCAACGACGAGATAAGATATTTTATTGTTTGCAGGAGTTGGAGCTGAATTAACTATAAAACTACCATCTCCAGTAAAAGTGTGTATTTTAAAATCTCCACTTGTTGTTTCTGTTCCACCACTGGCGTTAATAAAATTTGGTGCACCTGTTACGTTACTTGTTGAATCTTGAATGTTTTTCCAACCTCTAGTTCCGTCCACGTAAATTAAAGTTACTGATTGACCTGCGGTTTCTAAAGTTGTGTTAAATGCACCACCATTAATTAAAGATCCATTCCTACAAAGCGTAACACCTTTACATGCAGTGGCCCATGTGTTTGCATAATCTGCAAGAGAAACAATATCACCAGCGGATGGTGAGCTTGGTAATGTAACAGTTATTGCACCACCAGTAGTATTAACAAAAAAACCATCTCCGCTAACAGCAGTAAAAGGTGAAGTTTTAGCTGTTGAACACCAATCAACGGTTCCAGTTCTACCAAAACCTGTCTGTGTTGCACCTGACGCAAGATTAACAGCACCACCACATCTACCTATTGTTAATGTTGCACCATCAATTACAATCGTTTGACCAGAACCTGATCCAACTGTAGTGGTTGTTCCACATTTACTTATAATATTACTTCCGTCTGAAACTTTTTTTATATTATCTACTTTAATCTCACTAGTCATAATTAATTTTGAAACTTATATCTTATTAAAACGTATCCAGATCCACCAGTTCCTCCTGAAACTCCACAACCTGGTTGATTGTAACCACCACCGCCACCACCGCCACCAGTGTTAGCAACTCCAGCAGTTGAACCACCTCTTAAAGTAGATCCGTCTCCACCGCCACCATCTGCACCGCCACCACCATTAAAACCACCTGGTCCCGGAGCATATCTTCCTGAACCACCTCCGCCGCCACCAGCGAAAATTCCACCTACGCTTGGTCCAGTAGTTCCAGGGCCATCAGCAATATAAAAAGGTTGAGGCGCGCTTCCGAAAACAGGTGTTACTGTAAGACCAGCTCCTCCTGCTCCTCCAGGTCCAGATACTGGAAATGTTCCTGAAGTTCCAACAGCAGTCGCTCCGCCGCCACCACCGCCAGCAAATAATTGACCACCCGTTGCGGTTCCGTTCCCACCATTGTTTCCTTGTGGTGGGCTAACACTAGGAGTATTACCATCACCTCCGGCAACGTTTCCACCTGAACCTGGAGCTGTTCCACCACCACCTGAACCTCCATCACCAGAAGGACCACCTTGACCACCAGCAGCAGATGTTATTGTACTAAATGTTGATGGATTTCCAGCTCCATGTGCTGCACCTCCAGCACCTATTGTTATTGGGTAAGTTTGAACTGAAACGGGTAAACCTGCAGCTACTAAAGGAGGTGAGCCTGGAGAGCATACTGATCCAATTCTAAGACCGCCAGCGCCTCCGCCACCAACTCCTCCACCACAACCGGGACCACCACCTCCACCACCAGCCACTACTAAATAATCTACTGTGTTAGATCCTGCTGCGTTTCCAGCAGCACTAACTGCAAAACACCCATTACCTGTAAAACTGTGAATTTTAAAATCTCCAACTGTAGCAACTGTTCCACCTGTTGCTGCAATATATTCTTTATTTTCTTTTGATCCTACTTGATCATGAACAGGCACCCATCCTTGAGTTCCATCAACATAAATTAAAGTAACAGATTCTCTTTCTTCATTAAGAGTACCACAATTACAAGTTCCTTGAAATTTAGAACCACCTCTACCAATGATAATTTCTTTACATGCAGTAGCGGATGTTCCAGCATAATCTGCTATGGAAACAATGTCTCCAGCACTT